CCGCGAGGCTGCCAGCATGGTGCGTGCGTCCGGCCCGCTGTCGTCCGCCCTCGAGGTGATCGACAGCCGGAAGACGATCCTGCACAAGGCCAGCGGGTCGTTCTACCGGGTGCTGTCCGCCGATGCGTTTCGCGCAGAGGGGCTCAATATCCACGCCCTGTTGTTCGACGAGTTGCACGCCCAGCGCGACCGCCGGCTGTGGGACGCGCTCAGGTACGGCGGTGCGGCCCGCCGGCAGCCGCTGCTGCTGTCGATCACGACCGCCGGGTACGACCGCAAGAGCATCTGCTGGGAGCAGCACGCCTACGCGGAGCGGTGCATCGCGGATCCGGCGATGGATCCGGCGTTCTTTGGGTGCATCTTCGCTGCGAAGCCCGAGGACGACTGGAAGGACCCGGCCACGTGGCACAAAGCAAACCCGTCACTGGGGCACACGATCACAGAGGAGTCGTTCGCGGCCGACGCGCGAGAGGCGGAGCAGAGCCCCAGCAAGCTCAACGCATTCTTGCGATACCGGCTCGACGTGTGGACGACCCAGGACGTGCGGTGGCTATCGCCCGACGCGTGGGCCAAGTGCGGCGCGGCCCTCGACGGCGACCTGACGAAGCGCGAGTGGTTCGCCGGGCTCGACCTGGCGACGACCTACGACCTGTCGGCCCTGGTGCTCGTGAGCCAGGCAGACGACGGCACCTTTGACGCGCTGCCGTTCTTCTGGGTGCCGCAGGCCAACGCAGCTGAGCGGACGCAGCGGGACAAGGTCGACTACCTGGGGTGGATCCGTGACGGCCACATACGGGCGACGGACGGCAACGTCACCGACTACGACGTGATTCGTCGTGACATCGTCGAATTGGCCAAGCAATACAACATCCGCCAGCTTGGCATCGACCGGTGGAACGCGACGCAGCTGGCGACGCAACTGCAAGGGGAGGGGATCAACGTCGTAGGGTTTGGGCAGGGCTACGGCTCGATGTCGGCCCCGGCTAAGCAGCTTGAGAACCTCGTGCTGTCAGGCCGGATCCGCCATGGGGGCCACCCGGTGCTGAGCTGGATGGCGGCCAACGTGGCGGTGCAGTCCGACCACCAAGGCAACATCAAGCCCAGCAAGGCCAAGAGCACAGAACGCATCGACGGCATCGTGTCGCTGGTGATGGCGCTGGGCATCCACGCCACCGCGACGGCGAAGCCGGCCGATCAGTCGTGGGATCTGATGAGCATATGATCGCACCCGCCGATCGCCAGTGGGACATGTACGACCTGCGGGCGTTGGATCACGCCGCCATCGGGCTGGATCCGTTCGCGTCGCGCGGCTCTGCCGGGGTGCGCATCACGCCCGAAACGGCGCTGCAGTGCTCGGCGTTTCTGGCGTGCGTGCGGGTCATCAGCGAGTCGGTGGCCAGCCTGCCGCTCCATCTGTTTTCACGCCTCGCCACAGGTGGCAAGCAGCGTGCGCCAGAGCACCCGCTGTACAGGCTGCTGCATCGGGCGCCGAATCCGTGGCAGACCAGCCTGGAGTTCCGCGAGCAGCTGACGGCCCTTTACCTGATGTACGGCCAGTCGTTCGCGCTGATTCGTGCCGGTGCCGGCGGTTTTGCCGACCAGTTGTGGCCGTTGCATCCGAGCCGCATGCGTGTCGAGGTGCTCGAGAACGATCGTTTGCTGTACCTGTACCGCGACCCGCGGCAGAACAACCGCGAGGTCCCGTACTCGCAGGAGCAGATTTTCCACCTGCGGTGGCTCAGCCTCGACGCCGTCAACGGAACGGCGCCCGTCGAGCTGTCGCGGGACGTGATCGGCCTGGCTCGTGCGTTGGAGATCCACGGCTGCACGTATTTTTCGAATGGTGCACGGCCTGGGGTGGTGCTCGAGAACGACAACGCGATTCCGGCCGAGGCTGCCGAGAGGCTTCGCGAGCAGTGGGAGCGCATGCACCGCGGGCCGGACCGGGCGCACCGCACGGCCGTGCTGCCACAGGGCACGCACGCCAAGGAGCTGTCGGGGAGCAACGAAGCGGCGCAGTTCCTCGAGACGCGGCAGCACCAGGTGATCGAGGTGTGCCGGATCTTCCGCATGCCGCCGCACATGATCCAGGACCTGACCCGCAGCACCTACAGCAACATCGAAGTGCAGGGCACGGAGTTCGTGCAGCACTGCCTGCTGCCGCACTGCCGGAGATGGGAGGCGGCGATCAGCCGCGATCTGCTCACTGATGACCAGCTCTTCGCCGAGCACAGCCTGACGGCCTTGCTTCGTGGCGATTCTGCGGCCCGGGCGAGCTACTACCGCGAGATGCTCAACATCGGCGTGCTGAGCGTCAACGAGATCCGCGAGCTGGAGAACCTCAATCCGATCGGGCCGGAAGGCGACCAGCGATTCATGCAACTCAACATGACGACGCTTGAGAACATCGCTGCTGGCGAGCAGCCGGCCGCGGTGGAGCCACCGCCGGTTATCGAGAACGAGGACAGCCCGGAGGACGACGCCGAGGACCAGGCCGAGCAGGAGGGGCAGGCCGATGGCCAGGTATGACGGCATCGACTTCTCGCCTCCGGCAGGCGTCCGCAGCGAAGCCGCGCGGGGCCTCGAGTGGCGTCGCGAGTTCGGCCGCGGCGGCACGGAAGTGGGGATCGCCCGTGCCCGTGACCTGAGCAACGGGGTGGACATCAGTCCCGACACAGCCCGGCGGATGAAGGCTTACTTCGACCGCCACGAGATCGACAAGCAGGGCGATGGCTTCTCGCCTGGCGAGGACGGATTTCCGAGCAACGGCCGGATCGCGTGGGCACTCTGGGGCGGTGACCCCGGGCAGGCGTGGGCCAACAAGCTGGTGCGGCAGATGAACGCAGAAGACGAGAGGAGCGTGACCATGGACATCGAACGCCGTGACCTGGCCATGGAGGCCGACGACGACCTGGTCGTCGAGACGCGAGCGGACGGCCGTATGGCCATCGTCGGCTACGCGGCCGTCTACAACCGGCTCTCGCTGGACCTGGGCGGGTTCCGCGAGGAGATCATGCCAGGGGCGTTCGACCGGATTCTCAACCGCCAGCGTGGCAAGCACGACGTGGTGGCCCTGTTCAACCACGATTCCAACATCGTGCTCGGCCGCACGTCGAGTGGCACGCTCGAGCTGTCCAGCGACGACAAGGGGCTGCGGTACGTCGTTACGCCGCCGGCCACGCGGGCCGACGTGATGGAGCTGATCCAGCGGCGTGACGTGCGTGGCTCGTCGTTCGCGTTCACGGTCGACAAGGCCGGCGAGAAGTTCCGCACCGCGGAGGACGGCAAGGCCGTTCGGCAGATCACCGAGGTGAGCGGGCTGTATGACGTTGGGCCAGTTCTTGTGCCGGCGTACCCCGCCACCTCGGCTTCAGTTGCCATGCGTAGCTACGAGCGCTGGCTTGCGTCTCAGAACAACGCCGGAAGTGAGACGCAACTGGGGTTGCGCTCAACGAGTGCCACGCTGCACCGCGCCGCCGCCATGAGGATCCGCCTGCGTGGCAATCTCTGAGCGAAAGTGTGACCGCTGCGGCGACAAGCTGCGCTGCGAGTCGAGCCACCAGTACGGCAGCCAGCAGCTGCGGTACATGCGGTGCAAGCGTTGCGGCCACCGCTGCCGTCGCGTCGTGCAGGCCGCTGACGTTTTCCGTCGGTCGGCGCGTTGACCTACTACGGTAGTAGGAAGCCGCCATCCCGCTCTGCAAGGGTGCCGGTTCTGTCGGTCAGTCTCACCGTGTCGCGTCTGCGTTCCGCGGACCACCGGAGACACCGACCATGGCCGACCGCTACAAGCAGCTGCAGGACGAGGCCGCCGAGATCGCCAACCGCATCGAGGCGGTGCAGGCGATGGAGTGCGGGGACGACGGCGACAAGGTCGCCGCCCGCGACCTGGAGCTCGAGGGCCTGATGGCCCGCGGCGCCGATGTCGAGAAGAAGCTCGACTTCGAGCGGCGTGTCGTCGAGTCGGCGGCGAACGCTCGTGCCGCGGTCAACCGCTGCGTGCCGGCGGGCGAGCCCGCCGCCGAAGCCGGCAAGGTCCGCATCGAGGCCGTGCCGTTCCGCGGCAAGCTGCGGGCGTACAAGGATCCTCGCGAGGCCCACACCGTCGGTCAGTGGCTCAAGGCTCAGTTCGCCGGCGACCTGGACGCTCGGCAGTGGTGCCACGACCATGGCGTGCAGGTGCGTGCCATGGGAGAGGCGGTCAACAACGTTGGCGGCGTGCTCGTGCCGGAAATCTTCTCCAGCCAGGTCATCCGCCTGGTGGACGAGTACGGCGTGTGGCCGTCGGCCATGCAGAACGTCCCGATGGCATCTGACTCCGTCACCGCCACCAAGCGGCTGACCGGCGTCACCGCCAACTGGACCGGCGAAAACAGCGAGATCGCGACCAGCGATCCGACGGCGACCCAAGTGCAGCTCGTCGCCAAGAAGTTGGCGGTGGGCACGAAGATCAGCAACGAGCTGCTGGCCGACTCGGCCATCAGCGTCGCCGACTGGGTGACGCAGGAGTTCGCCACGGCGATCGCGTCGAAGCTGGACGACGCGGCGGTCAACGGCACCGGCACGTCCAGCTACGGCGGAGTGCACGGCATCGCCGTCAAGATTCTCGTGTCCGACTACAGCGCGTCGGTGCACACCGCCGGCACCGGTCGCGACACGTTCGAGGAGCTCACGTCGGCCGACTTCCTCGGCATGATCGCCAAGCTGCCGCGGTACGCCACGCAGGGTGCGGCGTTCTACATCAGCAACCAGGGCTACGCCCTCTCGATGCAGCGGCTCGACCTGGCCGCCGGCGGGAAGGTCAACCTGGACGGCGGCGCGTCGTTCCAGTTCCTCGGCTTCCCGGTGATCCTGACCGACAAGCTGCCGACGACCAGCGGCGACCTGTCGAACAGCGTGATGTGCCTGCTGGGCCGTCCCGACCTGGCCGGCATGTACGGCAGCCGCCAGGCTCTCTCGGTGCGGACGAGCACCGAGCGGTACGTCGAGTACGACCAGACTCTGATCCAGGCCACGGCGCGTGCCGACATGATCTGGCACTCGCTGGGCGACACCAGCAACGCCGGCCCCGTCATCGCCCTGAAGGGTGAGTGATCCCATCCGACCTGATCCCGGAGAAACGACATGAACAAGGGCGAAGGAAGCAAGAGCGTTTCGGCCATCGGCACCGCCGACACCGCGACGAACGCCACGCACCAGACCAGCATCGACACGCTGGGCTTCGAGTACGCGGCGATCGACGTGATCTTCGAGCCGGTGGCGGCTGCCGGCACCAACTCCGCGGTGTGCCTGGCGTGCAAGCTCCAGCACGGCGACACCACGTCGAGCTACACCGACGTGAGCGGGTTCGTGGGCGGCACTGCCACCTCGAGCACCGTGGCGTTCAGCTTCCCCACTCCGGGCAACACCAACGACACCAACGTCGTGCGGTTCAACGTCGACCTGCGAGGCAAGCGGCGGTACCTCAACGTGTTCGCGACCCCGCAGGTGGCGAGCGTCGTGTGCACCAACGCCCGCCTTTCCAAGGGCAACGTGGCCCCGCAGAACAGCACCGAGGCCGGCGTCAAGTCGTTCGTTTCGGGCTGAGCTTGACACGACAAGGACAACGCCCAAGAGCGGGCGAGAGCGCAACCCGCTCTCGCCCGTTTCCTTTGGGGGTCCACCAGTGCAAGTCACGATCGGCGACACGCAGGTCAACATCCGGGTGGAGGCGGTGTATTCACTGCCGCGGCTCGGCTTCAACGACAACTTTTTCACGTGGGCCCAGGCGTTCATGCCGCTGGGCATCCGGCCTACCAAGGTGACGGGCGCGTTTTGGGACCAGTGCAACGATCGCGTGATGACGCAGTTCATCCACGACGCCGAGTACATCCTGACGGTCGACTACGACACGTTTTTCACCAAGGCGGACATCGAGCACCTGGCGGCCCTGGCGATGACGTTTCAGTGCGACGCCATCACGGGGCTGCAGTGCAAGCGGGAGGACGGCCGGCCGATGCTCACAATGCTCGGCACGCTGAACAGCCCGCCGGCGGACGGCAAGACCGAGGTGCCGGCAGCGTGGTTTGGCAACCCGGTGTGCGAGGTGGACACGGCGCACTTCGGCTGCACGCTGATCTCGACTGCCGCACTCAAGCGCATGAGCAAGCCGTGGTTCCTCGGCGTCCCAAACGAAAAGGGCGAGTGGGGCGAGGGCCGCCTGGACCCCGACATCTTCTTTTGGAAGAAGTGGAGGGAGTCTGGCAACCGCGTGTACATCACGCCGCGCGTCGTGCTGGGCCACGGCGAGTACATGGTGACCTGGCCCGGCAAGACACTGGCCACCCCGGTGTTTCAGTACGCCACCCAGTTCTGCAACACAGGCCGCAGGCCGGACGACGCGTGGAGCCCGCCATCGCCATGAAAATCCGATTCACCAAGTCGTGGAAGGGTTATGCCGCTGGTGAGATCACCGTGATCGGCGGTGGCGTGGCGGACACGCTCATCCGTCGCGGCATCGCCGTGGAAGAGAAGCAACAGCAGCTCATCGAGACTGCTTCGCTGGAGCCGGCCGACGCCGTCCGTACCGCCGACGCCACGCCCAAGCGGAGGGCAAGGAAGTGACGTACCGCAGTCTGACACGTGCCACGCCGCCCGTCACTGAGCCGCTGACGCTCACCGAGACGAAGCTGCACCTGCGCGTCGACATCGACGAGGACGACAACTACATCCTGGGCTTGATTGCCGCTGCCCGCGAGTGGGTTGAATCGTACCTCGATCGCTCGCTGATCTACACGCAGTGGACGCTGCGGATGGATGCGTTCCCGGCGGAGATCGAACTGCCGCGGCCGCCGATGGCGACCACCGGAACGCACACTGCCACGACCATCACGTACACGATGGAGACGCAGGCTACCGCCACGCTGGCGTCGACCGAGTACCGCGTCGATCGGCACAGCACACCGGGCGTGATGCGCAAGACCTACTCGGGGAGCTGGCCCGCGCACCTGTCGGACGAAAACGCCGTGACCGTCACGTGGTGGGCCGGCTACGGCGAGGACGGCACGAAGGTGCCACGCACGATTCGCAACGCCATGCTGCTGCTGATCGGCCACTGGTATGAGAACCGCAGCGCGGTGCTCACCGGCAGCATCAGCAAGGAGTTCGAGTTCAGCGTCAAGGCGTTGCTGGATTCAGTGAGCTGGGGGCAGTACCGATGATCCGTCCGGGCGAGCTGCGGGAGCGCGTGACCGTGCAGGTCGCCAGCGGCGCCACCAACGCCCTCGGCGAGACTGTGCTGACGTGGGCCGACAGCACGCAGACCTGGGCCAGCGTGGAGGGCGTGTCGGCCCGCGAGGCACTGGCAAACAGCCAGCAGGAGATCGTGGTGAGCCACAAGCTGCGCCTGCGGTACCTGGCCGGCCTGACGCAGAACATGCGGTTCTCCTGGCGTGGCCGCACGCTGGAGATCGTCAGCCTGCTCGAGTACGGCAACCGATCGGAGCACGTCGCCATCTGCCAGGAGACGACGTGATGGCTCGGCTAGTTCGCGGCACGTCTGTGGAGATGCCGGGGCTTGAACAGCTCCAGCGCGACCTTGCTGACTTTCCGAAGGCAGTGCGTCGGAAGTACATGAAGGCGGCCTTCAATGCTGCCGCCAAGATTGGAGCACAGGCGCTCAAGAAAACCACGCCCCGAGGGCCTACCGGCAACCTGCGCCGCGCCGTGGCCGTGAAGGCGTCGGCCGGCTACGGCCTGGCTGGCTACCGGCAGGGGGGCAAGAGGGCCAAGCCGGACGACGACACCGCCAAGGGATACCACCAGGGCTTCCTCGAGTTTGGAACGAAAACCCGCCGCACGAAGGGCCGGTTCGCGTCCACGTTCAACAGCAAGAGCAAGGGGCGCGGCGGCGCGATGCAGATCGCCACGCCAGCGCGCGGCAGGCTCAAGGGGGTCCTGGTAACCCGCAAGCCGTCGTACCCGCGATCGTTCTTCAAGTCGGCTGCAGCCGGCCAACAGGTCGAGCTGGGTGCGATGCCGGTCGGCGGCCGCACCGGCAAGCCGCCGGTGGCCACGGCGTTCGCGCAATCCAAGGGCCAGATCGGCAGCGTCCTGCAGCAGCAGGCATCGACCGCACTTGATCGGGCCGCCAAGGACATTGCCCGCCGCCACCCGCCGGTGTCCACATGAGCCTCAAAAGCCCCGAGGCCGCCCTGCGGTCGACGCTGATCGCCAGCGCTGCCGTGTCGGCGCTTGTGTCGCAGAGGATCTACCCGATCCTGGCGCCGGCGTCGGCGGCCCTACCGTTCGTCACCTACCGCCGCACCGGGATCCAGCGGCAGCAGTCGTTCACCGGGCCGGTCGGGACGCCGACCGTGTCGGTCGACGTTGAGTGCCTGGCGACCACCTACGAGGGTGCCCGCGACCTGGCTGACAAGTGCCGGCTGGCGCTGGATGGATGGGGGGGCACTGTCGATACAGTGGTGGTCAGGCAGACGAGCCTGGAAAACGAGAGCGATGACTTCGTCCAGCTCGGCGGTGCCGACATGCCGCCCGTGTATCGTGTGACTCAGACCTACGACGTGATCTGGCAGGAGACGTGACGCATGCCCGTGACTCCGCACGATTCCACCGGAACGGTGATCTACTTCCCCACGTCGGCGGCGTCCAACGCCTACACCGTCACCAATCTGGTGTTTTCGGTCAACGATGTGCAGGCCGACGACAAGATCGACATCAGCCACCTGGGCCTGACCACCGGCGCCGCCCAGTTGACCCAAGATCGGCCGCTGGCTCCGCCGCAGAACAACACCGGCCGCGAAGTGCAGATGGACGTGATCGGCAACAGCACGGTGGCCGACGCTGCCACCGGCACGCTGACGATCTCCGGCGGGCTGACGATCAGCAAGTCGGCGACCGTCAACAGCGGTTCATGGACGCTCGCCGTGAACGACGTGGTGCGCGGCAGCCTGACGTTCCGCATCGCGCGGTGATGACCGCGGGAGACACCCGTGGCCACCAATAGCACCGGCGTCAGCGTCACCTGGGGCGGAGTCGCGTTCACTGAGGTGACGGCTGCTCCGGCCGTCTACGGCTCCGGCTCGCCGAAGGGCCGCAGCACCGCGTGGACCGACGAGATCGGCACGGTCGTCGTGTCGTGTCTCGGCTCGGCCAACGTCTCCAAGAGCGAGTACGGCCTGCGCAAGCAGCTCGTCATCAGCGGCGGCGGCGTCAGCTTGACTGAGCA